ATGAAACAACTTGCTCGTGGAAGAGGAAACTGATATATTATTATTACAGGAAGAAGAAAAAGATTGTATAAAAAAAGCAATTGATGATCCTATTTCATCAATGAGAAAACTATTAAAAGGATCACTCTATTTGTTTATACAATATTTTTGGGAAGATTATTCTCCAAAGGCTTTCTGTCCGAATTGGCATATAGAAAAGATATGTAATGAATTAGAGCAAGTAGCACGGAGAGTAGCAAGAGGAGATACAAACAAGGAAGATATAATATTTAATGTTCCGCCCGGTAGTACAAAAACAGCAACGATATCCATATTTTTTCCGGTATGGTGTTGGGTGAATTGGTATTGGATGAGATTTATTACTGCGTCACATTCTCATCCATTGGCGTTGGAAAGTGCTGAATATAGTAGGGATGTAATCAGGAGTGATAGATTTCAGGAATTGTTTCCAGAAATTGACATTAAGCAAGACAAGGACACCAAGTCGAATTTTAGGGTAGTAAAGAGAGTGTGGGTTGATCAAACCCGGATGCCTCGTATGTTATATGGGGGTGGTAGGGTGAGCACGTCGGTAGGAGCGAAGATAAGAGGGTTTCATGCTGATATTATAATTTGGGATGATTTGGTTGATCCTAAGTTAGAAAATTTGTCAGAAGCGGAATTGAAAGCAGCTAATGTTTTTCTTGATCATACATTATCACAAAGAAAAACAGATCGGCGAGTATCTGCGACTCTTGGTATTATGCAGAGATTAGATGAGAATGATCCGACCGGACATCTTACAAGAACTCGAAAAAACATCAGATGTATATGTTTACCCGGAGAAATTCGTACTCCCGAATATCGTAAGAAACTATCTCCGCAGCAATGGGCTAAGTATTATAAGGATGATTTACTTGATCCAGTCCGTTTGAATTGGGATGTTTTGGAAAAAGTAATGAATGAATTGGATGATTGGGGATTTGCTGCTCAAATCGGTCAAGATCCTACCCCGCCAGGCGGAGGATTGTTTAAAGTGGATCGGATTCCGATGATACGAGTCGAAGATATTCCTGAACCAATCATTGTAGACACTGTAAGATTTTGGGACAAGGCAGGAACTGAAGGTGGAGACGGGGCGTTTTCTGCGGGAGTGAAGATATCAAAGTTAAAAAGTGGTAAGTTTGTTGTTTGGGATGTGAGACGAGGCAGATGGAGTGCAGAAGACAGAGAACAGATTATAAGGCAAACTGCTGAGGCTGATGGCAGGAAGGTTCAGCAAGGAGTTGAGCAAGAGCCTGGCAGTGGAGGAAAGGAATCTGCGGAAGCAACAGTGAGAAATTTAGCAGGATACAATGCTTTCAAGGAATGTCCGACCGGAGACAAAACAGCTCGGGCAAGACCTTTTGCTGTACAAGTTAATCTTGGTAATGTGATGATGGTGATTGGAGATTGGAATGATGAATATAAGAGAGAATTGAGATATTTTCCACATTCGAGGTATAAGGATCAGGTAGATGCTTCAAGTGGATCGTTTAATCGGTTAACAAAACCGACGCAAGTACGAGTCGGTCGTAGAAGGAGATGAAATTAAATGTATGATAGATAATGAGAAACTTGTTTAATCTGAGAAAATCAAAAGGAGAAGAAGGAGGGTTACAAACACTCCAGCAGGTTATAAATCGTCTTTGGCTTGCTCGGAAACTTGGTTATCAATACAAGGGTAAACGAAATGTGTATGATGCTCTTGGATATCCGCAAGATAGTGAATTGAATTTTCAATACTACTTCAATAAATATGACCGTCAGGATATAGCTTCAGCAATCATTGATCGTCCGGTCGATGCTGCATGGAATGGATTGATAGGAGTGTGTTCTGTAAAAGAAGATGAGAAAGAAAAAGACACATTGAAAGATGCTTGGATTAAGTTAGAGAAAGGTTTTGGATTGAATTACGAGTTTAACAGATTGGATAAATTGACAGGATTAGGTGAGTTTGCTATTTTGTTACTTGGATTTAATGACGTGAAAAAGCCAGAAGGTTGGAAAAAACCATTAACAGGAGCTCCGAAGTTATTATACGTCAATTCTTTTGCACAACGAGATATACATATCATTGAATGGGAAAAGCAACCGGATAATTCCAGATATGGTCAACCATTGATGTATTCACTTGATATCACTACACCGGGGCAAATGGAGTCAAAAGGAATGACCGAACAATTACAGGTTCATTACAGCAGAGTAATACATGTTTGTGAAAGTTCGATGATATCAAGCATATACGGCACTCCTCGATTAAAAGCGATAGTTAACAGATTGATTGATTTGGAAAAATTACTTGGCGGAGATGCTGAAATGTTCTGGAAAGGAGCTCGGCCCGGTTATTTCGGAAAGATTGATAAGGATGCCAATATGTCGGACGATGAATGGGATGAATTGACTGATCAGATAGAGAATTACGAGCATGATCTCATTCGTTTTTTACATGCTCAGGGAATGGATATTCATTCGTTAGCTCAACAAGTAGCAGACCCTTCTAATCATATTGATGCCCAGATACAAGCAATATCTGCCAAAACAGAAATACCAAAACGAATACTCGTAGGGTCAGAGCGAGGAGAATTATCTTCAGAACAGGACATCATTCAATGGCGAACAAAAATAAAAACAAAACAGCGAAGATTTTGTGAACCAAAAATACTGCGTCCTTTCATTGATAAATGTATGAGACACGGAGTATTGCCAGACGTAGAAGATTATGTGATAGAATGGGAAGATTTATTTGCCCCCTCTGAAAAGGAAAGAGCAGAAGTTGGTAAAACTCGTGCAGGAGCATTGGAAAGTTGGAGTAAATCAATGTTAAATATTGATGCTTTACCTCCTGAATTAGTACCAAAATTGTTGCTGGGATTAAATGATGATCAAGTAGATGAAGTGGAACAGGCACGAGAGCGACAAATCGAAGAGGAAGAGGAAGAAATAGAAAATATTGAGCAAGAAGAAACAGTAATTGAAAAATGACAGATACATGTATACATACTAAAGCTGATATTTATATTCGGCAAGATCGTTTTGATCCGACCCGTACAACTTCATTACGAGCTGCTTGGGTAAGGGAAATGAACAAACGATTTCGTCGCCTTCGTGGATTGATAAATCGGGCAATTATAGATCAAGATTGTTTTGGACAATTGTCCGCTTATGCTCCTCCGGCTCATCAGGCATTTGCTTTTCCGAGAACTTCAGATAAGGTTGCGGGATTCATGAAATGGATTGATCAGCAAGTTCAGGAAGGAATATTGGAGGTCGCTGATATTAGTCAAGTCGGGCAGAGTATTGATGGAGCATGGACAAATAAATATGTATATGATAGTTACAAGAGAGGAGTAATCAGAGCAAGATATGAATTGAAAAAAGGAGGGTTCGGAGTGCCTGGAATAGAAGAAACCGGAGGAATTGATGCTTCAATGTCCACTCCATTTCACATGGATCGGGTAGGAGCTTTATATACCAGGACGTTTACAGAGTTACGAGGAATAACCGATGCAATGGATAATCAGATTAGTCAGATACTTGGACAAGGATTGATTGATGGAGATAATCCACGATTATTAGCTCGGAAATTAAATGCCGCTATCAGTGGCAAAGGAATGGGTGAACTTGGATTAACAGATGATATAGGTCGATTTATACCAGCAGAACGACGGGCAAGGATGTTAGCCAGAACAGAAGTTATCCGAGCTCATCATCAGGCCATAGTTCAGGAATATGAGAATTGGAAAGTTGAAGGAGTGGAAGTGATGGCTGAATGGGTAACTGCTGGTTATAGAGTTTGTCCGCAGTGTGAAGATTTAGAGATGGGAGGTCCTTATACAATTGAGGAAGTAAGGAATATGATACCTGCACATCCGAATTGTCGATGTACGACGATTCCGGTGAAAAAGAAGGAAAAATAAAATTTAAAAATTAAAATAAAGATGCCTTGGACAATAAAAGATGTAGACAAACATAAAAAAGGACTTACAGACAAACAAAAACGTCAGTGGGTCGAAATAGCCAACTCCGTTCGTGAGAAATGTATAAAGGAAGGTAAGTCAGAAGAATATTGTGATGCTTCTGCCATTCGACAGGCAAATGGAGTAGTAGGTACTCATAGTACCTTAGAGAATATTCTACAGACAAATAAAGAATATTCTATTCATACGGAAGTTAAGAATGATAAATCTTACTTGGTAGCTCCGGTAGTAATGATGGTAGAAGGAGTGCACTGTGGTTCTCATGGATGTTTACTTCATTCGATTGAAGAATTAGGAAAATATCCGGATGCATGGAATGGCAGACCTGTTGTAATATATCATCCGGAAAAGGATGGAAAACCAATTTCTGCTGGGATGCCAGACATTGATCTTAATGAACGTGTTGGTACTGTGTATAATACTTATGTTGAAGATACCAAATTGAAAGCCGAAGTATGGTTAGATGAAGAAAAATTGAAGGAAAAGTCTCCTGAAGCATATCAATATATCCAAAATGGTTACCCCATGGATGTCAGTGTGGGAGTTTTTACAGATGATGATGATGAAGAAGGAGAATGGAATGGAGAAAAATATATAGGAATAGCTCACAATCATCGTTTTGATCATCTCGCTCTATTGCCTAACGTAGAAGGTGCTTGTAGTTGGGCTGATGGTTGTGGTATTCGATTAAATAATAGTAATAAAAAAGGAGGAAAAATTATGTCAGAAAAAGTAAAGAAGAAAGTTGATGAGTTGATTGTCAATGAAGCAACTCATTACAGTGAAGATGATCGGGAATGGTTATCTAAGCTGGATGAAAAGCAACTTGATAAAATGGCTCCAAAACTTCAACGAAGTGATTTCAAGCCATGTTGTCCTGACAAAGTAAAGGAACTTATCAGAAATGAGAAGTCTCCATTTACTGATGAGGATGAAGAATGGTTGAAAGGATTAAGTGAGACTCAGTTGAATAAACTGATTCCGAAAGAAGAAGAAGAAAAGAAAGAACCCGTTGTTGATCCTGAAAATTCAAAAAAATCAGAATTGACAAAAGAAAATTTACAGGAAGTGTTCAGCCAATATAGTAAGGCTGAAGATTTCATTGCTCTTGCTCCACCGGAAATGCAAGATCAACTAATGAGTGGTCTTACTATCTTCCGGGAGGAAAGAGAGAAGATGATTACTGAGATTACGAAACATTCTAAGTTTTCAAAGGATGAGTTAAGTAAAATGGATAATGTTCTTTTGAAAAAGATGCACTCCTCAGTAGTTCCAGAAGGTGATTACTCAGCTTCCAGAATCGGAGTGCATCAAAGGGAAGGACTTTCCAGAGAAGCAAAAATTATGTTAGGTCTTGAAGATTAAAAAAATAAGGAGGAAAAATTATGAGTAATGTAATAGTTGGGAGTTCCTTTAACAACAAAAAGGAAGAAAAAGTTGCCGCAGAAACTATCACTCCTGGATATTTAATTGAATTAAATTCAGATGATAAATTCCAGAAGCATGAGACTGCTGGCGGAACAGTAATTCCGTGTTTTGCGGACATTGACAAATGGCAAGGTAATGATCTCAATGATGATTACAGTGCTGATGATCTTGTCGCAGGTTGGTATCCCGGACCAGGAGATGTAGTAGAGAACGCTGTATTGGATGGCGATTCTCCAAATCTTTCCATTGGGAGTCTTTTAGAAAGTAATGGAGATGGAAAATTAAGATTACATGATCCTGCATCATCGGCAGGAGTAATAACTTATGATCGTCAGGTTGTAGGATTTTCTCTTGAAGCAGTTGTTCCCGGAGGAGAAGATACACGGTTCAAGTTACAAATCTTTTAAAAAATAGGAGGAAAGAATTATGTCAGAAAAAGTAATGATTAAAGATGCTGCAAGTTTGTTTTCTAAGATGCCGAAACATCCAAAATCATACATAGCAGAGGATGGAAAAGCATACGCCCTCGTTTACAACGGAAAAGGGAGTAGAACCAATCCTGAAAACTATGAAGAAAGACTTGTCGATTATGCTTCTCTTCGATACGATGAGTGGCGGAGATTAGACAAAGCAGTACAAAAAGTAGCTGAATATCAATTGGTCGGTATCCAGGATTTGAGAGATCAAGGATTGGTGTACCCCCTTGATAATGCAATGGGTACTACGGTGTTGACATGGCAAGTAATGAGTGATATGGGAGAAGCTATTGTAAGTATCGACCCAATTCGTCGTGGAGTAAGTGATTCACCGGATTTTGATACTAAACATTTGCCCCTCCCAGCAACTTATATGGATTATCAGATAGGGGAGCGTTATTTACAGGAATCCAGAAATTTAGGTAATCCTATTAATGTGGTAGATGCTGAGAGAGCAGCTCGAAAAGTGAACGAACAGTTGGAGAATATGCTTTTCAGTGCGACTGCTATTAAAACGTATGGTGGAGGTACAATTGATACTTATTTATCGTTCTCAGCCTCCAATTCAGTTGATTTAGATGAAAATTGGGATGCCTCTGGTAAGACAGGAGCTGAGATCAAGGATGATGTTCTTGCAATGATTCAAGAAAGTATCGATCATAAGTTCTTAGGACCGTGGATGCTTTATATTCCGACTGCTTATCAGACTAAGATGGCTGATGATTATAGCGTGAGTGGAGCATCAAAGATGACTGTTCAACAGAGAATTGAATCTATTGAAGGAATCATAAAAGTCAAAGTGGCTCATATGTTACCTGCTAATACAGTAGTAATGGTGCAGATGACTCCTGATGTAGTGGAATTGGTCGATGGATTACCTATTCAGAATATTCAATGGGATACTGAAGGTGGATGGATGCATTATTTCAAAGTATTAACAATTCAGGTACCGAGAGTCAAATGTGATTACAACGGCAATACCGGTATTGTAATACTTAGTTAACGAATTGAAAAAATTACTAATCAGGTAATTTTTTCTTTTCTAAAAAGTTCAGAATCATGGAAAGAAATTGGGAGAATGATTTGAGTAAACCTTTGTATCGAAAACTTCCAGGAACAGGAGGATTGCGGTTAAGAAAACCTATGAGAAGAATTAAACCGGGACAACGCGTCCGAATTACAGCAGAGGAATTGGGAAAGTATATAAAGGAATTTGAATTGCTTGAAGATCCAAAAGTAGAAAAAAAGAAAGAAACAACAGAAGATCAACTACCTGTTAGTTTGAAAAGAGAGAAACCAATTAATGATCGTTTCAAAGCAGTTTCTACGGGACACGGGTGGTTTGATGTGATTGATGTTTTGACCGACAAGAAAGTTAATATTAAGAAACTTCGACAAAACACTGCCGAGAAATACGCTGAGGATTTGAGTACTGGAAAAACAAAGGAGATGATGTAAGAAAATGTGGCAAGTTCCAAAAATATGGAAAGAGGAAAGATGTTGGATTGTTGGAGGTGGAGTATCTTTTCCTAAACAGTTTGGTGTTCCTGATGAAGTTATAGATAAAGTAACCTGCGGAGAGCTTTCTCCATATGTATATACGTTCTGGATGAAGATGTTACGGAATGAGAAAGTAATAGGAACGAATATGGCTTACTTATTAGGAGAGGAATTAATTGATATTCTTTTATTTAGTGATTCTCCATTCTTTAGGGTTCATCATATTGGAATTAATGCTTTTTCAGGATTGAAAATTTCTTGTGCCCAATTACGTAATGATTTTCCGGAGCATCAAAAAGGTATTGAAGTCATAAATAAAGATTTGAGACAAGGAATTAGTGTTAAGCCAAAAAACAAAGTAAGATGGAATGGTCATACTGGAGGGGCAGCTATTAATTTGGCAGTTCTTCTCGGAGTGAAGGAGATATATTTACTTGGTTTTGATATGAGGGCAGATGAGCAAGGTAGAACTCACTGGCATGGAGAATACAAATACAAGCATAAAAAAATTATAAAAAAGACAAAACAGAAGACCTTTGATGTATTCAAAGGAAGTTTTCAATTCATTAATCGTGATGCAAAGAGATTAGGAGTGAAGATTGTAAATGTGAATTTAGATAGCGCAATATTAGAATTTCCAAAACAAACAGTGAAGGAAATATTTGATTCTAAGAAATCAGTCGAAAGACCACTTGGAATGAAACGGAAATTATTAAAACCATATCAAGGAGGTGCAAAAGATAAGGGAAAAGGGATAATGCATAAGTATAAAATACTTTCTTTCTTCCATGAAATTTACAATCCTCAACTGTACTTTGAAATTGGAGTAGATCGGGGAATATCTATTCGATTAGCAAAGTGCAAAGCAATAGGAGTAGACCCTGAACCAAATATCGGTGGTAATGTAAATGAAGCAGAAATATATCAACTGACAAGCGATGAATTTTTTGAAAGAAATTTACTTAACAATCGTATTCCGGATTTGGTATTCATCGACGGACTTCATCATTTCGATCAAGTATTGCGAGATTTGCGAAATACGGAGCCGAATTGTCGAAAGGATACAATTATATTAATTGATGATGTTTTACCATCTCATCCCGGACAAACTACACGGGAATGGCAACCTGGAGCATGGACTGGAGATGTTTGGAAGATAATTTCGATATTGAAAAAATATCGACCCGATTTGAAAATCATTCTTCTTGATTCAGCTCCTACAGGATTGATGGTTGTGACAAATCTTGATTCTGAGAATATATCTCTTTGGAACAATTATGATGAGGCTGTCAAAGAATGGATTGATAAGGAAGTGCCTGATTATATCGTTAATCGTGAAGGATTGGATGTGAGAAAGGATATTGAAGAACAGGTTCGGAATTTTGGATTGATAGAGGAAAAAAAGATTCTGTGCTTTGTGAACCATTATTACAATCCAAATCAGGAGGAAGGATTCAAAGGAGGAGCAACTGTTGATAATCCGAAACGGGAAGAGATTGTAAAGAAAGTTATTTCAAGAGTGAAAGATATTCCTGGATGCGATGTTAAAATATGTGGATTTAAAAACCATACAATTCCTGGAGTAGATATAGATATTGATTTTTCTGATAAAAAAATAAAATCATACCATCTTATATATGAGAGTCTCAATAGAATGAAAGATTTTATGGATGAGTATGATTACTTTATCAACATTGAAGACGATATCTATTTGACAAATGATGTAGTTAATAATGTAATTCAATTTGATAAAAAAGCAAAAATCAATGAAATCTTTTTACCTAACAGAATAGAAGTAGAAGGAAAGGAGAATTGGAAGAATGTGGATTTAGAAGTTGTGCCAGGATGGACTAAGTTGAGTAAGATATATAATCAGATAACTTTGAAGGAAGCTATCAATCGTCATAGTGGATTACTTATAATGAGCACGAAAAAATTTCAAGAAGTCATTAAGGTAATTGATACAGGATTTCGGGAAACGTGGTGTGGTGGACCAATGGCATCGGCATTTGCTTATTTTCATTCTCCATTCGTACTTTATCGAAATTACTATCCTACGAGATTTCATTCAGTTGAGCATCTGGATAAATGGACATTGAAAAATGGTAATGAGAATTTGATTTGCCGGAATAAAAAGAAGAAAAAGGAAATTTGTACATCTTCGAGAATAGAAGGAGAGTTGTCAGAAGTAACTGGTCTTTGTATAGTTTACAATACTCGTGAATTTTTTGAAAAGGCTTATGTATCAATAAGATACTTCCATCCCACTATGCCAATGCTTATCATTGATGGATCTGACAAAAGCAATTCTTGCTATGAATATGTGAGAAAATTGGAATCCAAATATACTGAAGTGATCCAAATAGAAGACAACATTGGACATGGTAGAGGAATGGATATGGGATTAAGGAGAATAAAAACTCCATATGCCCTTATTTTTGATTCAGACATTGAAATGATAAAAACCCCAATTTTGAAAATGCTTAATATGATGGACAACGATACTTATGGTGTCGGTTGGATATACAATATCGGAAGAGACGGAAGAGATTGGGGTGATCATCATAAATCTAATGAACCTCGAATTCCGTATTTACATCCATACTTTCAATTGATTAATATTGAGCAATATAAGAAGTATCACGCATATGTTCATCATGGAGCACCTTGTTACTTAGCTATGATAGATATTTTTGAGAAAGGAAAATCAGAAAAAATATTGAAAAAGTTTTCGGGATTAACCGGACATAGTGTGTATCCGTTCAAACCATGGCGACCGATCCCTTCACAGTATATAAAGCATGGATTTGGTAGAACAAGACATACTAATGAAGCTGCTGGAGAACTTGGTATCAAAGGGGTTTGGATAAATAAAGGTCGGAACACAATAGAGGTAAAAATACCCTATGGATTGAATGGAGATTTGGCAGGAGCTTATAACTCAGCTATGAAATCCGCCTTCACTGATTGGGTAATATTGATGGATCAAGATGTATTCATATGCAATCCACATTGGTACGAGATGTGCATTGAAGTCATTAATTATGTTGATAATGAAAAAGTTGGAATGATTACTTGTATGACAAGTTTTCTGGATTCATATAAAGGAATACGTAATGAGCAATCACAGATGCCAGACCGGGAAGTACGAAATAGTAATATAGAGGATCATATTTGTCTTGCGAAAGAACAATATCAAAAATATGGTATTGAACTTCGAAGAGTGAAAAGTTATAAGACAGCGGGATTTTTCATGCTGATAAATAAAAAGATTTGGGAAACCATACCGTTTAGGAACATTGGTACAGGAGTACAAGGAATTGATTGGAATTTTTGTAAAAGATTACTTGACAATGGATACCAGATATATGAAATGCCTGGATTGTATGTATTTCACAGGAGAGGAATGAGAAAAATGAATTGGAAAAAGTCATGAAATTTACAGAATGGATACAATATTACATGATGAATCCTTATCCAGGATTTGATTACTCTACTTTTGTCGATAAGCATAAAGTAAAAGAAAAAGTGAAAGGAATCATTAAAATTGCAAAGGAATATGCATATTTCACTACTGATGAACAGATAGATGATTTCAATTTCAAAACTCTTCCTGATTCGTTTGTGATTAAAGCAACTCACGGATGTGGTTGGAATATTGTGGTAGATAGTGATTTGAGGTCTCGTCATTCTATTGTGAACTTCAATGAACTTGAAGCCAATATAAAAATGCGAAGTTGGTTAAGGCGAAAATATAGACCAAATATAGAGAAACAATATGCTCAGTTAACTCCGGGAGTTTTGATTGAAGAGTTTTTAGATTCATCGAAAAAATTAATTAATTACAAGTTTTACTGTATTGGAAATGAAATACAATGGATACATGTTATACAAGGAGAGGAAGAAAAAAGGAAGGAAGGATTTTATGATTTATGTTGGAATGAAATTTCATTGAGAAGAAGACTGACGGAAAATATAAAATCGTTTTCTAAGCCTAACAATTTGGATGAGGTGATAAGAAAAGTGAATTCATTACTTAGATTAATAGGAAAAGTTCCATTTGTAAGGGTAGATCTTTTTGATTGTAATGAAGATGTTTATTTTGGAGAATTTACTTTTTCTCCAGCGAGCGGGACGAATCAATTAGAACCTGATGAGTATGAGATGAAATATGGAAGGATGTTGGATAAATATGCAATGGTAAATCAAATATAATGTACGTAATATGTTTTTATTGGAAGGGGGAAAGATGGCAGGAATCTCTTAATCCATCAGAGAAACAAGTTAATCGAGGACGATTGATTGATTCACAGTTAGCTTCTGTGTATGTAGATAACTTATAT